TCATTCACATCCTGGAAGAACATGGTGAAATCACCGGAACATTCCCGACGACCAGGAAGAGCCGAGGCGCGGAATTCGCTGCCGAGAACATACGCATCGGTTTCGTAGTTGTTGGTGATGGTGATCGAACCGGAAACCGCTTCGCCCACTTCGACGCTATCAATGTAGATTTTGCACTGATAACCAGTGAAGCCGCTCTTCGTTCCATAGGTGACGCCGCCGACCGGATTAACGATCATGGTGGCTGCTTCGTCAACCGTTTCAGCCTTGCCGATGAAATCGAAAACAGCTTCGTGGAAACCTTCCTGGACGATGTTGATGGTCAGGGAGTTGACGCGGCAACCCGTGTACTTGAAGAAGGTCGTGATGTTCGGGAACCCTTTCTCAATCGAAAGACCTTCCAGATATCCAGACGCCCCTTTGATGACATGGGTATAGATGCCGGAACCCGTCGTAACGGGGGTATTCTGGCCCAACAGGTGACAGAAAAGAACTTCCAACCCCTCGGGAAGCAGGTCGGTGGAAATGTTTCCAGCGACAGCTTTGTTACCATTGCCCAATCCAACGACGGCGCGGGTGGGGGAAATCGTTTCAGATTGAAACAGATTCCGGGTGGAACCAAGACCTTCCGAGCGTGGAGCAATCCCATGAACTTCGGTCGGGGCAACGGGGGTCGTCCCCCAGGTAGCTTCTTGGCAAAATTTGATGATGGCATTTGAACCTAATGCTCTGGTCATCTTGTTATTCTCCTTTTACAAATTCGTTCCGGAAAACGAGTATTCGATTTCCAGGTTTAGTACAAACCCACCGAAAGGCCAGACCAATTCGTCAACGACGTAAATTTCTCTTGGAATCAAGTAGCTGCAAACTCCTCCAAGACTCTCATCTTCAAGAATAGCAACCATTATGTCTCTTTGCAACGAATTAAGCAATGAATCCAAGTTCTGATCGGAATTTTCAGCTTTAACGAAGCCAATTATCTGAATAAACAATTGACTATCAAAATTTTTACTAGGACGACCTTTCAGAGTTTCGCCTTCATTATTTATCAATACCCACGGCATTTTTGAATTTTCGACATCGGCCATCGAAACGCCAATATATTGGCGATCAACAAACGATATTGTATTTTCGAAAACTTTATCAGATGATTCTGATGGTTTATTTCCAATAACGATGTTTCGGATAATCAATTCCAATTTGTTAAGAATGTTTTCTTTTTTTGAATTGCTCATTTGATGCTATCCAATCGTTTTTTTACCGCAGATTTCAATTGCGCTTGAACCAGTTCGGTATAATTTAACAGTTCCCGTTTGATTCTTTGAAGAACTTGCGTACCCCCGCCTGCACGTCCTGCGCCTTTGTTTTGCATCCCGGCATATTTTGCTACGATAGGCCCACGACCACTAGGACCAAGTTTGTAAAAGATAGGCTTGGAATCTTCGCCGTATCTCCATACCAAGATTTTCCCATATTTGAATTTTCGTGGAATCTTGTAAACTTTTCGTCCGAGATCCAACATTTTCAAAATGGCAGACCCCTTGATTTCGTGCTTTTTCGACGAGGAGATGTAATAAAAAGTTTTGTCCTTACCAGCAAAATAATTATGCCCAATCGAAATTTCCGTGTTGTTGTCCGTCGTTTTCACAGTGGCATAAAAACTTCTCATAATAGAACGCATTCGTTCCGTGTCTTGTCGAATGTTTCTCGCCGTGAAACGCTCTTTTGCCACCTGATGTACCACTTGCAATAAATTTTCTTTTTGCAATTTTTTCAATTGCGTTTTGATTGTTCGTTTTGCGAAATCAAACCATTCAATATATTTTTTAACATTTTTTATGCTATCGCCGAATGTAAACTTTAAGTTAATACTTTTCTTCATAGTTTCATAACTTTCAGTTTGATGTTTTTGACGATATCTTCTTCGATTTGCGCATGTTGCTTTTCTTCGTTCCCACCGGTGGAACCTTCTTTTATGTTTCCGCGTCGATCGAAATCGTACCGATTCCCAGCCTGCAACCGAGACGATTTCTTGTATTGGATATCCTTGATGTAAAACATAACCAACGCCTGGATATCTTCTTCGAACAGAGTTGGGATTTCCGCCAAAGTTCGGTACCGAGCATACTCGTAATACACTCGGATACCGCTCTGGGATGGAGTTGGTAACAGTTCGAATTTGTTGTGGGTTTTGATGACACCTTCGCTGGGATACAATTCCTGCATCGTTTTCAACCGCTGAATGAATTCAAACCCACGTGACAGCGAGAATGTGCTATCTTCGGTCGGCAACGATTCCCGGATATCCGGATCGTTGAACATGGAGGTTTTGTCCACAGAAGATTGATAGTAAATCTGCTTCAGCGCAATCAATGTGGTATGTGTGACCGTGTACAGCGTTTGTCCACTTACCGTTGTGGTATACGCCAATTCCAATTCCGGATAGTATTCCGACAATTTCTTCCTGGCTTTATCAATCAAAACCGTCAATTTGGAATCCGGATAATCGGTCGTTGGCAGACCCCACAGCGTTCGAAGTTCCGCAATGATTTCGGCTGAAGTCATGATGGATTACTCCTTCTTTACTTGGTAAATCAGCACATCCCATTTGTACTTCGTGATGAAATCCCAACCAGGATCACACATCTTGAGTTTGCTGGCCAAAGCAGAAGAACCATTCTTCATCCCATACTTTGCCGCCAATGCATCCATTTCAACTCGTTTGTGATTGTGAATCAGAGGATCGACATCTTCACCATCAAGTTTCATGACCATGAACATGATGGCACCATCTTTGGAAACCCGTACGATTTCTTTGAAAGTTTTTTCCAATTCATCTTTCGTCAAATGATTCAAAAGATGCATTGAATGGATGAAATCAACAGTGTTATCTTCGATTTTTTTCAAATCCCAGGCAGGTGTGTTGAGGAATGCAAAATTCACAAAATGAGTGTGCTGATATGCGAATTTGGAAATATCAACACCGATCACATCAGCCCCATGGTCGGCAATGGCCGAAGTAATTGCGCCAAGAGCACAGCCGAGGTCCAACACTCGTTTGTACTGAAGGGCAAACAACCGGTCGAGATACTTGGCATACATTACCTGCCAGGTACCCTTCGCCGCATAATCACAACCGGCTTCTTTGCTTTTCCGGAAAAAATCTTCTTCGAACCGGGACGCTTCTGGTTCCGGCTCCACATCCGGATCTTGTTCCCATTCCGGAATCGGTTCAACAGCAGGCTCCGGAATCACTTCCGGTGGTTCCGGCAAAATTTCCGGTTCTTCTTCGAAGTCCGGTTCCTGTTCGGGTTCGACAATTGGTTCTTCTTCGGGACAATCGGGGTCGCCAATGGGAATATATTCTTCCGGAATTCCATCCCCATTCAGTTTGGTGGTCATGTCAACTTTGAGATTGGTTTTTCGTTTTCTTCCCATGACTATTCAACTCCTACAATTTGTTCGATTTTATTCATTATAGCACGCGTCAATTCTTCGTGATTGAACAAATTCATACAATCGACACGCCTATAACATTTTGGACATGTTTCAAAACAAGGGGTACAACCAATCATTTCAGAAAGATTGATTGATTTTGCTTTTTCTGGATATTGTGGATGTAATGACAGCCTTTCCTGTTCCCTGGTCGGACCCAACAACGACAATACCGGACAATTTGCCGCATGTGCCAGCCACAACATTCCGGAATCCATTGTTATCACCATAGCCAACTGCTTCAACATAGCCACACATTGATGTGTAGTTGTTTTCCCACACATGTCTATGACATTATCTCCGGAAAACCCTTTGTCTGCCGATTGATCCAATAGGACTACCGTATATTTTTGGCTCAATTCTGCAACAAGTTTCCGGATATAATCACGCGGAAGCGTTTTCATAACACCGGAGCCACGCAATTGTATTCCAATCAGCTTTCTTTCGCTTTGAATCATATCAATCTCTTTCAGATACGTTGGTTTCCAAAGATCGTAATCAATCGGACAATGTTCAACAATTCCAAACGCTTTCAAGTAAATATCTGCTCGATGATAACTGTTTTGCATGTTTTTCAAGCTATGGTCGCTCTCCAGAATTCCATCCAATGTCAAAATCAAATCGTAACTGGAATACGGAGTACCCGCATGATATGCCACAAACTCGATATCTGAATACATATATCTCAAAGAATCTGCAAATGATTGTGATGTGATTATCGTTATTTTTCCAATGTTTGCTATTCTTTTCAAAAATCTTGCAGATGCTATCAACTGAATAATATCACCCAAAGCATATTGCCGGATGAATGCCAACCTTTTACAATTCACCAAATAAAATTTATTGAATACTTCGAAAGAACTTTTATCTAAATCGTTGTAAAGATCAGAATCAATAATCATTCCAGGATGTATGAATTGTGGAATTAAAAAATTCCCACCATACACCACTTGTGTCAACTTCGATTTATTTACGACAAGCATTCAATAATCCTTTCGCAAAACGAATATCTGAATCATCTATTTCTAAACTAAAATCGTAATTATCCACAGTAATTCCGAAAAACCTTTCATACAATTTTACCCGGTGGATATGTCGTTCTTCATTCTTTGAACTATGGTCACATTCCAAAACACCATCAAGATACAGTATTCTATCATACTTTTCCTTTTTGGCGGTTGTATTGTGAACAACACTTGTAAACGTTTTCTTTTCGCGTGAAAAGGTTTTAACATGATGTTGCTGTGTAATCAAATGGAAACGATTGTTTGTCGTTCTTTTCAGATATCTGATAACCGGAAGCAACATTATCAAATCACCAAGGGCACCAAATCTGTTTATTGCAATGTCTTTGTTCGATGTTTTCATGTAATCAGGATCGAAAATCCAGTCATTTTCTGATACAAAAATGGGACTTCGCAACAAACGGTTGGCAATGTGGTCTGGAACTTCTTTCCAGATATTCTTTTCAAACCGGTAAACATCATTGCTGATATCCGAAAGGCGAATATCTTGTGTACTGTAACCAGCGGTGTATTTTATTTTCATCGGTTCGCCCCGAAAATACCATTTAATGCGTTTTCGATATCGTCGGTATATTTTATTCGACACATCTTGATAGAATTCCGCCGACACCATTCATTTTTAATTTCGTCGCGTATCTGGATGCTTTGTCGATTTGTTATTTTCACGCGATATGTTTTTGGATCTTCGCTTTCTGGGAAATGTTGAGGACCATCAAATTCAACGATAACATTCAATGTTGGAAAGTAAAAATCAAACCGAAGTGGTCTTTTATATCGACAATCCTTGAAACTTTTCTGTTCTTCATAAACGAGATTGTGAGCATCTAACCAAATTCTGATTTTGTTCTCTCCAGCAGAACTTTTACATTTTGGACATCCACAACCCCGCAAATGTGTGGTCGGTCTTTGCAAAAATACTCCATGTTTTTTGCAGATTATTTCAACGTTAGTATCTTGATTTTCATTATAAACTGTTTTATTGTAATCATATCTATGTCCATGAACATTGATAGATTTTTCAACAAATTCGGCTGTTGTCATTTTCAAAGACTGATTTATTGCTTTATTCGCACACAATTGACAACCATACTTCAAATGGCTGTTTGCAAATTGGGAAAATTCTCCATGTGTCGGACAAATGATTACGACTTTGGTTATGGAATTTTTGTAAACAACCTTGGAATAGTCATATTTGTTTCCATGTCGTTCTTTGGCCAAGCGAATGAATTCTTCCTGGGTACGTCTTTGGGAAGCACCCCGAATGTTTTCATGATAACAGCTTGGACAACCTCGCCCTCGCTGATGTGATGCCGGTGTTTGTAAAAATTCCCCATGTATTTTACAAATGATTGCCACATGTTTATGTGTGCCCCTCATTACTACCTTTGAATAATCATATCTGTCACCATGCTTTTTGTTTGATTTTGATATGAAAGTTTCCTTTGTAAGCCGTTTCTTTAAACGTTTGATTTCATTGCTACATAATTTGCATCCTTGTCCACTCAATAATTTATTTGGTGTTTTAAAGAATTCACCATGTTTGCTACATATTAACTTCACTTTAGAACGAGCATGAATATAATTTACAAAAGTTAAATCATATCTTTCACCATAAATATCTTTTAATTGCCGGATGAATGTTTCGTGGCTTTTGAAGGGCTTTCCCATGGTATCTCCTAGAAAAATGATGGTGGAATTTCTTCCACCATCATTTTACAACACACCGAAGGAATTAGCAACCTGTGACTGTGACAATCACGATGAAGTGATCGTGACGTATCCAAGAAGGTCCGGAACCACGCAAAGCATAGCCGCCCTGGACAGGATGGCGCACTTCTTCACCAGGGTATCCGGATCGACGAACACGGGAGAGAAGTAGGACATGATGTAGGGGCAGAACACATAGGACGTGTCGAACCAATCGCTGGGATTGTTGTACCCCATGAGGATCTTGTTGGCGGGGAAGAACGGGTCGCAATACACACGCCAGCGAGAGTTCAGGGTACCCATGAAGTACCGGCCACCGGTCTGGATGATTTTGGAGTTCACGTTGGTCGGATCGGTAACAAAGCCGTGCATCTTTTCCATGAACCCGGCGATGACAGCGGGGACAACGATGAAGTTGGTCTTGCGATACCGCTTGAGGTAGATCGCGGTGTCAACGTCAATCATCTTTTCATACAGCATTTCCATCCAAACCTTGCGGTCGGAATAGGTGATGCCAGCGGGAACCGTCATGTCGAACGTGGATGCGCCACCGGTTGCTTTGTCAAGCATGTCCTGGATGATGGTTCGATCCCATTCGCGAGTGATTTCGGCACTCAGAGCGAAATCGAGTTCGGACCCGGCATTCATGCCATGGTACGCCATGAGATCCTGTTCAACTTCGACGGTGTGATGCCGTTTCAATTTCTTGATGGTCGCCGAAAGGCTGTCCGAGGTGAGTTCCAGGTAGATTTCCTTGATTGCGGTCGGGGAATCCGGATTGTACTCAACGTTGTTGGCGTAGTTGCGCTGATTGTGGATGTCAGCCGACAGGGACGTGTCGCCGGTGCCGCGTTTGATGTCGAAGTAGAAAACCTTCGTTTCGGGCTGTTCCATCGGCTGGGTGGACACGAGTTCGCGGGAAATCATCGACGGATAAACTTTCCGGATGAGGGGAAGCTGCCGTTTGACGAAGGTCGCGATGTTGGCATTCCGGGTCATGGCTTCAGTCAACTGAGCAAGGTTCATGTTGATACCTTGTTCGTCGCAGAAGTTCCGAACAGCACTGTCCAAGAGAATGTTCATTTTGTTCTCTTCCATCTGTGCCATTCGGGAATCGCCGCTGTAGTGACCAACTCCCTCGGTCAAATGCCCATACTGTTGAACCAAGTTCTCATTGCGTTCAAGAAATGATACTTTCATTGATTTTCTCCTTCTTTTGTACTCGATTAAGAGTTGGTCTTGGCGAATTTCTGGTACTGTTCGACGGTGAATTCCGGAAGCCCACAGGACTTGCGCTGTTGGTTCTTGATAGCCAGATCGGCTTTCATATCTTCCGTCAGCTTGTCTTTGGGTGCGTCGGCTCTGGTTTTCGGATCAGCAGCCGTGTTTTCCTTCTTGACGCTTTCGATGATTGCTTTGCCGGATTCATAGACCTTGCGAATCTCTTCGGCGGTGACGCAATTCTCGAAATTCTTGACCATGGTTTCATACTTGAAGTAATCGGAATCTTCGGCTTTCAGCTTTTCGATTTCCTTTTCTTTTTCAAGTTTCACGGTTTCGGCTTTGATGGCTTCCAATTTCGTTTGCAATTCCTCATTGGTTGCCGCCATGGTCTTGATGGTTGCGTTTTTGGTTTCGATTTCGGCAACCTTTTCGGAAACAATCTGGCTTTCCGGAACGACAGTGAACATGGGTTCGAAATTCTCTTTCAGAGAGGAAATGACTTTCGTCAGTTTTTCCGTGGAGGTTTTCACCTGTTCGGAAAGTTCCTCGATGGTTTTTTCGAAACCCTTCACCTTCGCATCATGCTCCTGCTCATAAGCAGTCATGATTTCCGGATAGGCTTCTTTGATTTCCTGGATTGTTTTCATGTCTGGACTCCTTTTCTGATTTTCAAGATGCATTGTTTCTTCGGTTTCTTCCACCGATGGATCATCAACAAATTCGAAGCCCTTCAACACGTAATCATTACCGATGATTTCGTATTTGCCTTCAACCCCAGGAAAATTGTCCACCTTTGACGACCCATACCCACGAGTAGAAACCCCAACGAGAGCACCGGCATCCAGAATTATTTTCAGCGTCTTACCGGCTTCGGTGTCAATGATTTGAGCCTTGTAGTACGCATACCCATCTTCCTGAATATCGGTGATATCTAAGAGGATTGCAGCCGTATTTGCCAACTTACTTGACGATGGAAAATCAGGATGATCCAAGCCGACTTTGATTCGTCTCTGCTCAACCTTCGGTCTGAGTTTTCCAATTGTATTGTTGCATACTTCAACGGGGTAAATTCTGCCATTACAATTCGGTTTTCCGGCAGACATGAATGAACCGGAAATGATGTATTTTTTCTCCCCGGTTTCCGATGTCTGTTCTTCCAGCTTTGCTGGATGATCGTAAACTTCCATGAATTGTTTGCGTTTCATATTTTTACTCCGTAGTGTTCTGATTTCATCATAGAACAATTCACAATACAAGTCAAATTAGAATCTTGCTCAACGCATAGTAATATGGATAATTTATTCCTTGTTCTTTCGCATAATTAAACAATTGAAAGAATTTTGAAATTTCGCTTTCTTTCAAATTATATGCTTTTAATGCGTTTTTTATTTGTTCTTCTTTCATATTATCGGTACCTCAGAATACCTTTCTTTCTCGCACGTGCAAGTTTTGCCGATCCACCAGCACCGCTTCGACGACTCTTGTAATTGTAAATTGCGTGCTTCTTGTAATTCACCGCAAGTTGCCCAGTTACGCCATTTTCGGCGTTGAATTTCACAATAGCCGTGTGCCAAGACTTCGGACGTTGATTCAGGGTGGTTGCTCCGTACGCGATACCGATCTTTTTGCTGAAGCTTCTGGTCCGACGCAATGCGCGTTTGTACGAATAGCGTGCCTTCCTGGACAACCGCTTCATCTTTGCCAACGGGTAGATATAAACGTAATGACCAGGAACACCAAATCTTTGAAGATATTTCGAATTGGATTTTCTGCCAGCTTTCTTTATCTCCAAGAGTTCTGCATATTCTGTAAAGAATTCGTTTAATTCTTTCATTTGACCTCCCGGAAAATTATCGCTTTTCCTTGAACGATGTCATAGGTGACATTCTCGATGGTTCGAACGCTTACCGCAGAGTTCAACACTTTGGTTACTTTCCCATACCTGAGTTCTCCATTGCTGAAGAACGAAACGAATTCATTTGCGTTCAGTTCCGTAACATCTTCCACCAACCCAAACGACGATAGTTTGTTCATCTGCCGCACATCTTTGATTGCTGTTGCGACCGGCAACTGTGTCACCTTGAAATTGTTTGAAAGCTGAAATGTTTTCAGAGATTGCAAAGAAGAACCAGCCACCGCCATGAAGGTTTTGTCTTTTGTAATCTCATACATCAAACGATTGTAATAATAATCATCTGAATGACCCATCATTACATTGTATTCATCTTCTGTTGGAACATTCTTGTTTTCTGCATGGTTCTTCAGAATGTAATCATCATAGTCATTCTTCGATCTATTCGAAGGAAAAACGTAAGATAAGGCACAACGACAATTAGAAAGACAATTATGAGCAATCAAACCATGATTGGCAACATAACTTTCATCTCCTTCGACCGTTAATGATAACATTCGGTTTCCCATCATATCTTTTGTTTTAATTTTTGTTACTTTCGCTATTTTTCTATAATAGCCGACAAATGATCCAGAATGATTATTCAACAACAAATTCAATTTATTTATTACCTTCTCTTTATTGTTGTTAATATCATTTTCCCAAAATCTAATCAATGTTAAATTTCTTTGTTTCATTATTTCATTTTTTAAGTTGTCAATTCTCTTTTGTTTTTTCTGAATTTTTTTCAATGATTCCTGTGAATAAAATTCAGGGTTAGCATGAATGAAATCACCATCAACTTCGATATAAACCTCGTAATCTGGCAAATAAAAATCGAAAAATCTACCATCAATGAGAATTTGAGTTTCCCATTTTAAATCCATTTCATTCAAAATGTTAACCATGGCTTTTTCTGGACTTGAAAACTTGAATACTCCCATTTTGATATCATTTTGAATTCTTTCATTAAGTAAACGTAAAAATTCAGAATGTGATAATTGCTTTCTAGCAATTCTGGCAAATTCTTTTCTTTCATAATCGCTCATTTTAGAATACATTTTTTGAAATGGGTGTTCTCCATCTTTAACCAATTGTCTCGTTTTTTTGTGTGCCTTTTCTGGGCATTTTAATCGAAGCATGTCGGCTTTTTCTTTACCATACATTTCTTCGTATGTTTTTCCGATTCTTGAAGCATGGACTTTTGCCAATGCCCGTTTTCCAATTTCTGCACTTACGGCGGCGTTAATAGGGTCGTCTCTATAATTGTCTAACCCATGACCCAATTTACCATACTTGGCAATCAATGATTCTCTTCCTTTTTTCCATTTATCCACACCTTTTGAACCACAAGCCTGCGAACAAAACTCGAAATTTATTCCTCGTTTGTCGTCGTATTTTATCGTCTTGCCACATACTTTACATTTGTGACCAACAAACAATACATTATCTCCCACATTTAACTCATCGGCTCTGGTCCAACGCTTTTCTACGATTGACTTATGATCGTTTAACATATAAACAACCATTCGTCTTTTGTTTTTCGATTCAAAAACTACTTCATAACAATACTCATCTTGAACAGGCTCATCAATGATTGCCAATACCTTTTTCCATTTTCCACGATGACTTAACACTTGGTCGCCAATCTTTATGTCTTTGAAATTTTTCCATCCATCCATAGTGAAAATGTTATACATGTTATATTTTCCAACAAAACATCTTGATTGACCAGACTTCGGAAACCCCGGAAGGGTCTTTTTTGTATATGGATTCTTTGAAGAAAACATCAGACAATCAATACAATGTTTGTCCGTTCTTCCCAACATCCAATAAATCTGTACTTCTTCCGGAAGATATACCAATTTTCCGAAACCGAACATCCCATCCAATCCGTCGATGTACATTCTCATCCGTCTGGCATACGGCATCTTACCTTTTCGAGACATGATATCGTTTGCAAAGTTCTCCATGAATTTCATTTCCTGTGTTGTCTGGAAGGTAATGAAATTCTTTTCGTCAGAAGTCAGCAAGGCACCACCAGAACCGAAATATTTTCCCAACGAGAACGAATCCGTATAACACGAACGAATGATATTCTTCTGTTTGGATAGATATTCATCCATTGAGACATTCCCGGCAACAAATTGCCGCATATTCGCAAACATGACTTTGGAATACTTGGCTTTCGTCCGGTAATACGCATTGAGAATATCTTGTTTTTCTTGGGCGGCCAAATTGACCATAAGCGCAACACCTTTGTTGCGCTTTAACATGGCCTTGGAAAACTTTTCAAAGAAATCCAAATTGCACATTGTTATTTTCTCAACTTGGAAAGTTCAGCGATTTCCCAGATTTTGCTCTTCAACGTTTCATCCATCCCAACGACCTTGACGATATTCCGTACGAAAAGCTTCTGAGCTTCATTCAATCCGCTCTTATCCACTTTTTCATACATCATGTTTTCGTACACGGACATAGCGGATTCTTTTTTCTTCGCTACGGTTTTTGGATCATCTTCTGGTTCACCGTCGCCTTCCGGTTCTGCTTCTCCATCGAATACTTCTTCTTCGGTATCGACGAAACTATCTTCGACTTCCGCAGCGTACTTCTCTTCCGTTTCATCCATTCTGGTCGTCAGTTCGTCAATCTGATCGTCAGTCAGATTCATGAATTCCTTGTAGATGTAATAATCATCAATCAGTCCCATGTCCTGACTCAACATGGAAGCAATTTGCATCTTGACCAACTCGATGCGCCACTTGCGCTCTTCGTCGATGGTACCGACAACAGGCCATTCGATTTCGATTTCGACGTCAAGAATGCCTTCCAGTGCCAATGCGTTCTTGAATAGTTGGATGATTGCTGGTTCCAAAACCATTTGAATTCGTCGAATCATTCTCATGAAAGAAATGAATTGAATGTCCGAAGTTGATTTTGAATTCAAATCCTCTTCTTTTCCGATCAAAACTTTCGGAGTATTCGTCGAATAAATCATTTTGTTCTGGAAGTAATTCAAATCTTCGATTTTGTTTTCGCTTCCGCTTCCTGTATTCAGAGAAACGACGTTCGCGTTCGATCCTTGTCGGGTAGGAATATACACATCCTCAAGCGTGGACAAAGGATTGTGTTTGTAGGTGAATTTCCCGGTAACAGGATCGACGTATTTCCGACGCTTGATCCGACGCTGGTACTTGTCGAGATAGTCGAGAGCTTCATCACCTTCCAACGAACCAACATCCACAAGGTATCCAAAATTCTGATTTGACCGGGACAGCCTTCGGATAATGCAGCCTTCTTCCATCAGCCGTAATTGTCGATAAATCAAGCGGCTCTTTTCCAGCACCGAAACGCCTTTCCCAAACAATACACGCCGCCTTCGATCGGTGGCCAAAGAGAAATGCGACACTTCTTTGAATGACAATGTGGCAACATCTTCATTCCGGTCGTCAACCTGTCGAAGATATTCATCCTGATTGAAGATGCCATTCTTGACATTGACAATGACGCTTTCTACCGGAATGTTCTTCAGAAGAACCAATTTCTTTCCCGCTTTGTTCGGAACAAGCTCTTCGTAATTGTCGCCGTATTTGCAGGTTTCACGCACGATCGAATAAAATTCGTTGTGAAAATTCAATTGCTTGATAATTTCATCAACCTTATCCTGATATTTCCCGGCTTTGATTTTGACGGTTTCGGCTTTGTCAACGCTGTTCGGATACACGACGTAATCCGCGATGACATTCAATGCCGCAGTCATTTCTGGAACTTCGGCATCCATCAAATCGTAATCTTCATATTTCGACACATCTTCAACTTTTCGACGCAACAGATTGTCCAAAAGGATTCGATAGTCAATTCCATCGGGATATTCATCAAGATCGATTTTGCTTTTCGGCGTAGCAGGTGTCAGCAAATCAACAATATATCGCTTTGCTTTTTCGATGAAACTCATACAAACTCCTTTGTGCGACCAACTCTATTTTCTGGCCCATGCGTCGAATTCTTTCAAGTATTCTTCCAGATTTTCTTCCGGAACAACGTTATCATTTATCGCAGTTCTTGGCAATAACGCTTCATCGGCATACTCAGAATTCTTATGACAATTATACACTACTTGCCCCAAAGCATCACTTATGTCTTTAGTAAAATGATTATTATGATCCACCTTGCCTGTAATATAATTTCTTTCGAGTTGATTCAATTCTTCTTCTAAAACAGAATGGTAAATGCATCTTAGTCTATTTTCATAAATCGTAGCTCGCAATGTTTCGTATGGTTCTGGAGTTTTGTCCATCGAAATATAATCGAAGAGGATGCCTTTCCGGCGCAAAATCTGTTGGGTATCCGCCGATTGATATCCGTCAGCCGATGCGTACTTGATTCGATACCCAATCCGCTTCAACAAAAAGATGAGCGCACGTATCCGGCTGAATTCGATTTCGCCAAATTCGGATTCCGGATATATCTGCAAAACCAGTTCAATTACGATCTTTGGCATCCGCTCGACCACCTTTTCAAATTCCCCGGTTTCATCGTTGAAGAATTCCCGTGTGACATTCTCCATGGATTCCACATAACCCATCACCAACCCAGCCTTATCCTTCTTCAATCCCAAATCGACACCAACATATCTCGGTTTTGTCGGATGTGGTATCGGATGATAAACGACCTTCTCAACCATCATGTATTCGTTCTTCGGAGATAAGCAGGCACGATCAACGGAAAATGTTCTTTGCATTGTATGATCGAACATTTCACCGATCTTTTCAGAATTTCCAAAGAAAGGCTGTACGGAATATACAGCAATTCCGGCAATTTCTCTCAGAGCATTATCAACATCTTTTTTGAATTTATCGTAGAAGTCCATGGGAATTCTGACGATATCACCAGCAACATCCGTTTCATCGCCAACCAAAACGCGGCTCCGACGATTCAACCCGCCGACCTCAACGGAAAATTCTTCTTTGCTGTATCGCTCTCGACAAACTTTCCAGAGGTTGTAATCGAGAACGTATGTGCTTTTGTCCCCGGCTTCTTTGGCCAGACGAATCCGCTGTTCCGTGAAATCGTTCGGGTACACGCGGGAAGAACCGACGTACAATGTTCCTGGCTTCCGTCCTTCCTTCAAGAACCGGGAGTCCTGCCGACGCAACAAAGAGTTGTACAGGGTCAACGCTTCGTTGAATTCCCCTTCACTCGCCTGACTGCGCTTTGATTGCTGGATGACTTTGAAGAAGTTGGCTTCATCCAGACATGCCGCATAAATGTTCAATCCAATTGTGGATGATTGCGCAGATGTTCCATTGAAGAATTCGATGTTCCTCGGAAAAATCAAAGAATCCGTTGAACGCTTTACATCAAACATGAAATTCTCAATGAAATAAGGAACAACCTTAATCATTTCTTTTACGGAACCATAAATGTTTTTCTTTGCTTGTTTTTCCGTAATTGAAATAACCATAACGGCAAGTTTTGATGCCAAAGACAGACCGAAATACTTCTGTGGTGCTTTGAAGCAGGAAAGCACATATAAATTCCAAAGAAGCCCCAATTCCATGAAAAACGATTTTCCATAGCCAATTGAATTGTGGACGCTGATCCCATTGGCAATAAACCGATTTCCGTTGAATGCACCGATGTCGCCAACGTGGCATTTTTCTTTCATTTTCTCAGATTTGACAACTTTACAATAATCAATTTCATCATCAATGTAGCCATTAAACTTAACAATGAATTCATCATTATTTTTTAAGAATTTTGTTTTTATTCTTAATCTCAAAAGTAACAATTGCAATTGCCTTCCGAAAAATTCCGTAGGAACCAATATGAAAGAAAAGTTGTTATGCTTATCATAAACTGCATATTTCTTAAATAATTCCACCAAATACATTCTAATCACATGTGTTGTGGTCTTGCAAATTTTTTGTGGGATTTCTTTTTGTGCAAACAATGGAAAATCCAATAGTTCCACCAGTTCATTGCCAGAAACAACATTATTGCCGGATGTCGGAATGTATCCTACCGTTTTCACATGGTCGCCAACATTTAATTCTCCACAAGGAACCCACTTTAGAATTCCACCAACACAAGCCTCTAGTTTGTGATCTGGGGTTGCTATGACTTCCATCCCATTTTCCAATACTATCTTATGTACGTCCATACAGCCGGAATATCTGGAATTGGTCGTGGGGGAAGTTTCCATCTTATCCATCAATACCAACACATCTTTGTCTTGTCCGATCCGATCTACCAGCCGCACAAGCCCACCGTCGCTTTCGCAGATAATAGAATCAACATCGACACAGCCTGTTAAAACGACTTCGCGTATTCCTGAATCGAAATCATGAACGGCACAAAAATCTTTTTTCAACATCTCATACATCGTCGTCGCCGGACCCTCGCCGGTAATTGGATTTTTTCCGCAATAGTACGGACTTTCCAAGAACTCACGAGGGGGAACTGGTTCTATTTTGAAAGGCGACAACTCTTCCACGATATCACCCATAATGAAATCCAATGCATCAGAAATCATTTCTGGATTATCCTTGTATTTTGAAAGGATTTGCTGTATCTTGGGGTCGCCTTTCAGCAAATTGCTAATTTTTATGCGTATAGAACTCTTTTTTTCATGTTCCATTCATTGATTCCTAATTTGACAATTACGACAGAAAGGATTAAAATAACCATTCACAAACAATGATACAACATTTTCAGTTTAGTTTGCAAAATAACAAATGGAACCATAAAAATTTACTTCCATAAAGGGGCAACAACATGGATATGGATAGTGAAATCCAAGAACGCTATTATTACAAAACAGTGACCAATCTGATTATTGGCATCGTGGTGATCGTTTTCTTGCTTGTTACTGGCCATATTGGCTATGACGCCATGATGTTTTACAACGGCTATGAATACAAACAAATTCCCACGGGTGCTACACAGGGAGCCTGGGTAAAGATACCAAAGGCGGATTGATATGGGATACAACGGTGAAGATATGGTCGGGATGTCTCCATTGGATATGATGGAGCAAGTTTGTGAAATGTGGAAAGATCGTGCCCTGAAAGCAGAAGCACAAAATGAAAAACTGAAGGCTGCTGTTAGATTGGCCGGAAATACATTTCGTAGTTATGAAGCAATCCACAAAAACAAAGTTAATGAGTCTCGGCGGAATTCTCTCGACGCTGATCTCACAATTGATGAAATAAAGTCAATGGAGAAAGCGAAAAGAAATAAAAATTTGGCCGATGCCATGTATCAAGTTTTAAAGGAGACTGAGGCATGAACAAACCCGGAACCAGATTATGTTTCCAATGCAAACAGAGATTTCCGGCAACATCTAATTTTTTCGTTCCCGATTACACTCAATCCGATCTTTTGTCCCCTTCCTGTCGAGAATGCATCGGAAAAGTTTTGGGAAAGCGTATATCGGAAGCCTTGGAAGAAGCGGGCGAACCGGCGAAAGATCCCAAGAACCCAAACCCCAAAGATGTTATCGGGGTCACAAAGATTCCTACCCACCTTTGGCCGCCCAGCGCAACCATTCTAGGCTCCCTGGGTCTATTGGATGGTGCGCTGAAGTACGGCAGGATGAACTATCGGGGTACCGAAGTCAGAGCGTCGATTTATTATGATGCTTGTATGCGGCATCTCTTCGCGTGGTTCGAGGGGGAAGAGGCAGATCCGGATTCCGGGCTTCCCCACATGGCACATGCGCTGGCATGTCTGGCTATCATCGTCGATGCTGGGAATAATGGAACGTTGAATGATGATCGTTCCATTCCTGGAAGTTATCGCGAATTCATCACGAAAATGACCGTGCATGTTTCCAAACTTCGCGAAAAACACAAAGACAAGAATCCAAAGCATTACACCATAAAGGATAAGAAACAATGAAGGTTGAATTGATTAACTTCACCCCATATCCTGTACTGACCGTTATGAAAGCCATTCGAATTTGTCATGATTCGGAACACAAATCCGATACAAAAGATGATGAAATTGGTCCGAATGATGCGAATTTGCTCAAGAAATGTATCGACATGGGACATACGTCGGTACTGGAACATGTGTCATTCACGTTTCAATTCCAAGTCTCCAGGGTCACACAAACGCAGTTGGTACGCCATCGCCTTTCAACCTTTTCCATCGAAAGCCAGCGACATGTCGAACCCAAGTACCATTACGTCCCCGAAAGCATTTCCAACGACCCCAAGGCATTCGACCTGTTCATGGCGGGGCTGGGAAATGCCATCCAAGATTACAACCAACTGTTGAAATACGGCATTTCCAAGGAAGATGCTCGTTATATCCTCCCAATGGCCATGTGTGGCAAAATCATGTATACGACGAATCTTCGGAACCTCCGAAACGCGATTGCCGAAAGAACATGTGTTCATTCGCAACTGGAAATTCGAAGGTTGTTCACAGGTATCAAAAATCTGATAATGGAAATCTGCCCTGTTTTCATGTATCGCGTTGCCAAATGTCACAACTGCAAAAACAAATGCCATTATGGAGAAACCAATGAAAGTTGATAAATTTTCGCCGATTCTCGAAACAATTTCAACCGAAGAACTTCACAATTTCGTGAAAAAAGTTCTGGGAGAATGTCCAGATTTCCTGGAAAGTATTCCCGCATCCGCCAGTGGGAAGTACCATCCCCCAGAAGCGTCGGAACCCGGTGGGCTTGTTTGGCATATCATCCGCACTTGCCAATTCGCCAACATCTTCTTCAAGGCGTACAAGTGGGATGAAAAATCTATCAAGGCGGATATCGTTTTGTGTTCGCTCCTGCTGCATGACATCGGGAAAAAGCCAAAATATGACAAGTATTGGGATTATGTGGATCATCCCATAACCGCATCGAAATTCATCTCGAAGTTCAAAAACATGTTGCCGGAAAAATTGTTCTCGGTCGTCAACAGTTGTATACTCCATCACATGGGTCCGTGGACACCGAAACGGATTTTGAAGCCGATCGAACAATACACACAACTGGAATTGTTGGTGTATCAGAGTGATTACTTGGCTTCACAAAAACACATTCAATTCATCAAAGGATAAAAACATGTCATCGTTCTTCACCAAAATGCTCCATGAACAAATCTCACAGAAGATTGCATTCATCAAAAATTATTTTGAACAAGCAAACCCCGCCGATGGTTCCGTGGTGGATGCTAATGCGAATGTTACGGAGAAGAACGTAGCAACACTCCTGGCAGAATTGCACAAAGATTCCAATGTGCAAATCTCCAGGAGGTTGATTGCTGACAAGATCGAATCAATTTTTGGCGTGAATACTGCCAATGATTATTTACACAGGTTGCAACATCATGAAATTTATCGGCATGATGAGTCGTCGATTATCATGCCGTATTGTGTGGCAATTTCGATGTATCCTTTTCTGATGAATGGATTGAAAGATTTAGGAGGGGAATCGGAAGCACCGAAACATCTTGAATCTTTCTGTGGTTCATTCGTCAATTTGATTTTCGCCCTTTCTTCGCAATTCGCAGGCGCGGTTGCGACTCCAGAAGCACTGATGGTTTTCGACATGTTTGCCAGAAAAGATTACGGCGATGATTATTTGAATACACATCGGAGTATCATCGAAAATCA